TCAAAACGCAAGGCCCTGGAGGAGCATGATTGAGGCACTGGCCGGCGTCGCACTCGCCTTCCTCGCGACGGCCCGGGTCACACGCTTCGTAACGCGCGACCTGCTCGCCCAACCCATCCGGACCTGGTTCGCCAACAGGTTCGGCCCTGACTCCCGACTCGCGTACCTCGTCACCTGCGGCTGGTGCGCATCCATCTGGATCGGCATCCTCCCCACCCTCGGATGGGTCACATGGTGGGCCGGCGTCCCCTGGCACGCCTCGGCCGCGCTATGGCTGGGGATTTCCTGGGTCTACGGGATCCTCGACACTAACCTCGACGTCGAGGAGGAGTAGACAGCATGACCCGCACTCGCACCCCGAAAACCGACATCGCCTACTACCAGCTCCCCGGCGTCGACGACCGCCGCGGCCCATCGATCGTAGCCGCCGCTAGCGTGTACTCCTCCCGCCGCCTCGACCGCGCATACCCCGCGCCCCGCAACCTGCAGGAGGCCAAAAGGTGGCAGGAGGAGGCGTGGTCGCTGTACGACGAGATCGGCGAAATGTGGTTCGGAGTCAACTGGGTCGCCAACTCCATGTCGCAGGTGCGACTCATCGCCGCCGTGCCCAGTCCTAGCGGCCCCGAAACCGTAGAGGACGGGCTCGTAGCCGAGCTCGTCGCGGGATTCGCCGGCGGCGTCACGCAACAGATGCAGGTCCTCCAACGCGCCGGGCTGCACCTGGCCACCGTCGGCGAGACCTGGATCATCGGCCGCGAAACCGACCCCAGCACCGCCGGCCAGGACGAGGTACGCCCCTACTCCAGCGAGGAGGTGACGTACCAGACGGGCCGGTGGGCCGTAGACGACGGCAGCGGCAAAATCGAGCTAGGTGAGGACGACCTGATCATCCGGTCGTGGCGGCCGCACCCCCGTCGCTGGCAGTGGCCGGACACCTCCGTGCGCCCGACCCTCCCCGTCGCGCGTGAGCTTCGCGCACTCACCCAGTACGTGAGCGCCCAATGCGATTCCCGGCTAGCCGGTGCCGGGCTGCTGTTGATCCCGGACAGCATCGAGTTCCCCTCCTCCGCGACTGCCGACGCCGCCGACGGCGAGGACCCGTTCACGCTCGCCCTGATCGACGTCGTATCGACCGCGATCAGGGACCGCAGCTCAGCCGCATCCCTAGTCCCAGCGGTCGTCCGCGGACCAGCCGAGGCGATCAGCCAGGTCAAACACCTCCGCCTCGACACCCCACTAGACGGACAGGCCAAAGAGCTCCGAGACGAGGCGATCCGCCGTATCGCGCTGTCGCTGGACATCCCCCCGGAGGTACTCAAGGGCCTCGCCGACGCCAACCACTGGGGCGCCTGGGCGATCAGCGAGGAGGCGATCAAGCACACCATCGCGCCTCTCGCCGCGATGATCTGCCACTCCCTAACCGTAGGGTGGCTGCGGCCCGCGCTTGAGGAGGCCGGCGTCACCAACCCCGGCGACTACATGGTGTGGTTCGATACGAGCCCTCTTGAGCTGCGGCCCGACCGGTCGCGGCCCGCAGTAGAGCTGTACGACCGGGCGGAGCTGTCTGCGGAGGCGTTGAGGAGAGAGAACGGGTTCACCCAGGCCGACGCCCCAAGCGATGAGGAGCGTCTACGGATCCTCATCGCGCAGGCGATGCGCGCGAACCCCTCCGCGTTGCCCGAGCTTGCCTCGCTGCTCGGTATCTCGCTGCCCGCCGTAGCGGGCTCCCCACCGGCCGGCGGCGGCGACGACCAGGTCGGCGAGGAGGGCGTGCGGGAGCTGCCGGAGCAGCCGGCCGACCAGACACCCCCGTCGCAGGCGGAGCCGCCGGTACGTGCCGCGTCGGCCGTAAGCGACTGCGAGCTACGCACCTACTCCCTAGCGGTGATCCGCGCCCTCGAAATGTGCGGCAAGCGGTTGCTCACCCGGTCTAGGCGCAGCGAAGCCGCCAACGTCCCGCCGTGGGAACTACACGTGAAATACGCCTACGACCGCGACCCAGACCTGCTACTAGCCGGAGCGTGGGAGCCGCTCCGCGCCGCCGTCGGAGAGCCCCGATACCAGCAGATCCGCCCCATCCTCGACACCTACGTCCGGCGTCTCCTCAACACCCGCCAACCCCACAGCGACGACACCCTCCGCCAGGCACTCGACGCCGCGCTCACCCCCGGAGAGCTCACCCATGCGTAAGCGTCTACGCCGCCGCCGGGGAGCGGCCCCGGTCTCCGTAGTCGTGCACGCCGGCGGCCGCGAGTTCCCGCTCGCCGAAGTAGACATCCGAGGCGCCGACCCGGACAACCCGGCCCCCGCGATCGCCGGGGCGCTGCGAGAGCTCGCCGCCAACCTCGACCGGGTGATCGTCGATGCCTAACCCGCCTCGGCTACAACGCGCCCCGGACGACCCGTGGCTTACCCGACGGCTCCGCGACGCCGTCGCAGTAACCCAAACTGAGCTCGCGATCCGTGACGTCGTGCTCGCCGCATACGCTGAGACGATCGCTGAGCTGTGGCGGCTCGTGCTACACGAGACCCCGACGGCTGCGCTCACCGCCTCCCACCGCCGCCGCAGACAGCGCCGCAAAGCCCGGTCCCTGACCGCTGCCGCGCCGCCACCGGACCCGACCGCGATGGAACAGGCCCGAGAAACCTGGCTAGACGCGATCGAGCGGTACCTCCTCCCGGTCATCGCCGCAGTCCTGGGGCAACGCGCCGCCGACGCTGTCGCGTCTACACTCACCCGCGCCGGCGGCGTCGAGGCAGCCCAGGCGGCCGCGCTCGCGACCATCCCGAACCGGCTCGTCGAACCGTACTGGCGGTCGGTGCTCGAACGCCTCACCCAAAGCATTGACGAGGTATTCGACGCTATCCGCGCGGTCCTCGTCGACGCCCAAACCCGAGGTGAACCGGTCACCGTGATCCGCGACAGGGTCGCCCGCGTCCTCCAGATCGACACCGGAACCCAGGCGATCCGCGACCAGATCATCGACGTCGAATCCCGCCTCTACAACGCCACCCTGTCCGCGTCCGAACGGGACTCGCTGTACGCGCGGCGTGAGGCCGCGCTGCACGACCAGTTCACCACCGAGGGCCGGCGCCGACGCGCCCAGGGCCTCCTACGGCTCGCTGAGGCACTAGAGGCCCGAGCAAAGCGGGAAGGCCGCGACACACCCGGCTACGCCAGGCTGCTCGCCGACGCCGCCCGGCACCGCCGCGCCGCTGAACGCATCAACCCAACCGCCTCGCAGATCCAGGACGCTCGCGCGGTCGTCGCCGCGATCGACCTCCGCCTGTACCGCAACCCCGACCTAAGCGAGACCGAGCGGGTCGACCTCGCCGCCCGCCGCCGCAGCCTGTACGAGCAGCTCCGCGCCAGTGAACACGGGTGGCACTACCGAGCGAGAAGGATTGCCCGCACCGAGACCATGGCCGCGCTCAACGGAGGCACCGTCGCCGCCGCCCGCGCTACTGCGGAGACCCTCGGCACCACCCTGTACAAACAGTGGCTCGCAACCCCAGATGAGCGGACACGAGGCACGCACCGGGTCGCCGACGGCCAGGTGGTCCCGCTCACGCAGCCGTTCGCCGTCGGTGGGGCACTGCTGATGCACCCAGGAGACCCGACCGGGCCGGCGCACGAAGTGATCCAGTGCAGGTGCACTCTCCTCCTCCTCGACGAGGACGCCGCCACCGACGCGGAGTCGACGGCGGGCCGGTCCGGTGTCACCGCAGCGGCCTACAACTGGGTGTCCGACTGCGGAGGTCTACCCAACTACATCAGGCGGATCGCGCGGCATCTACGCCGCGACGGCATGAGCGAGTCACGAGCAATCGCCACCGCCGTCAACTCCGTCAAACGCATGTGCGCGACCGGCGACACCAACCTCCCCGGCGTCCAGCAGGTCAACGCCAAGTCACGCGCCGAAGCCTGCCGAGCCGCCGAACAGTGGGAGCGCCTCAAAGCCTGCGCGAAAGCGAGGGACTGATGACCGAGATCTACGACGACGACCTGGCCGAACTTGTCACCGCCACCGGGTCCGGCCTTGACCTGCCTGAGGGTTGGCGGGGTGTGCTCGCGCCGCTCGGCGCCCGCTCCGGCGACGGACGCATCATCGCCGCACCAGACGGTGAGCTGCGGCTCCGGCAGCCGCCGCTGCCGCTGCTATGGCAACGCCAGCTCTCCCAGGGCCACGAAACCGCAGAGGTCGCCGGCCGCATAGACCGAGTATGGGTCGCCGGTAACCGGCTTATGGGGGAGGGCCCGTTCGACCTGGACTCCGACGCAGGGCGAGAGGCCGCCCGGCAGCTCGCCGCCGGCATGGCAAACGGCGTGTCTGTAGATCTCGACGACGCTGTGTTCGAGCTGCGGTATGAGACCGTCGACGGGACTCCCGTAGAGGACCCAGACGTGGAGCAGCTCGCGGCAGGAGAGGTGCGAGAGCTTGCCGTGGCGACGCACTGGCGGCTCATGGGCGCCACACTCGTCGCGCATCCCGCGTTTGATGAGGCCCGGGTAGCGCCGGTAGAGGACTACGACCCCGCCGGCGAGGAGGACACCGACCACGTGACGGCCGCCGTCGTCGGGTCTAGTAGCCTGCCCGTCGCCGACCGCGACCGCGCGTGGGACGGCCCCGCCGCGAAACGCCGCGTGTTCGACCACTGCACCGGCGAGGACGGCGACGTCGACGTCGACTGTCTCTCCCGCGCGTTCCTCCTGCGCCGCAACGATGTTGACGCGCAGACCCAAGCCGCATGGGGCCTCGGGTACGCCGACGTCATCGACGGCCGCCTAACGATCGTGCCCCGAGGCGTAGCAGCGTTAGCCGGCGGCCGGGGCATCGGTGCCGTTGAAGGCATCAGCAGAGACGAGCGAGAACGGCTCCGAGCAAAGGTGTGCTCGCTATACGCGAAGGTCCGCCGGACACACTCCGACTGGCCGCCGTGCCCATTCGACCAGCGGTCGGAGCACATGCTCGCGGCCGCCGGCCCCGCGCGGCCGCTCGTAGAAGAGGCTGCCTCGAACGCTCCTCTTGAACCACCGTCCGCGTGGTTCGCCGACCCTCACCTAGCTTGCCCGACCCCGCTCACCGTCACTCGCGACGGCCGAGTCATGGGGCACGCCGCCGAATGGGGTAAATGCCACGCGGGGTTCCCCGACGTCTGCTTCGTCGCGCCTAGGTCCTCGGCCGGCTACGCCTACTTTCGCAACGGCACCGTCCACACCTCGGACGGGCAGGCGTTGCGCGTGGGCAAGCTCACCGTCGGCGGTGGACACGCAGACGGCCGCCTTGGCATGCGCGCCGCGATCGAGCACTACGACAACGTCGCCGCCACCGTCGCCGTCGTCAACGTCGGTGAGGACCAGCACGGTGTTTGGGTTGCCGGTGCCCTTCGGCCCGGAGTCACCCCCCAGCAGGTGTACGACCTCCTGTCATCCCCGCTGTCAGGTGACTGGCGCACTCCCCACGACGGAACCGGACTCGAACTCATCGCCGCGCATGCCGTGAACGTCCCCGGGTACGGCATCACCGCACCCACAGCAGCGACCGAGGACGGGCTGCAGGTGTCGCTCGTCGCCGCCGGGTGTCTACGTCCCGGGATCGATGCGTCTCTCGCCGCTGCCGGCATTACCGACCCTCTCGCCGACCTTGAGGATCGCGTGGCGCGGCGGGTGCTGGTGGAGATAGATGCCCGGCAGGCTCGGGCGCGTCGTGTTTGGGCGCTGGCACGCAGGATCGGGCGTGACCCGGATTCTCGTGCCGCGGCGTTGGCGGCGCGTATCGGACGAGACGGAGGTCAGTGATGGTCAGCCGCCCCCAAGCCACAGAAAGGGAAAAACCCCGTGAGCCTGTACCGCCGCAACGTCTGCTAGCAGAGTCCGGACACCGGCCGCTAGAACGTCGAGAGCGCAGGACGCGGCCCGGCAGCGATAGCGTCGGCTCTAGCAGCACGTATCAAAGGAGGAACGTGATCATGGGTTGCGGATGCGGCAGCAAGAGCAAGAACCGGGCCAAGGCGGCCGGGCAGAGGTACGAGCTGGCCATGCCGACAGGCAAGACGCTGCCCAACGGCGAGACCCGGAAGGTATACGAGACGTGGGGCGAAGCGGTCGCGGCGCGCCGCGCTGTCGGCGCCGGGACGATTAAGAGGGCGTAGGCGCGACCACGACGGACGGATAGCGATCAGTGGTCCCGTCGGTTATCGTGGCCCGTGACCCACTCGGCCACGGCACTATTGCGGCTCGCTTCCGTCCATGCGCTGCGCTCACCGTGGCCGCTCTGGCCCCAGCTTCCCCCGGCTGGGGCCACTCTCTGTTTTCGTGCGCAGCGAGCGGGTCCGATCGCCCTCAAGAGGCCCGTCATCACAGGCCGATCCCCCGCATCGGGTTGTCTCGCCACGCATCCACATCCCGGATGTAGGTGTGCACCTGCATAGACCGCTCCCCCCAGCGGCCATGTCGCGCAATCTGCGCAACCGGCACCCCCGCCCGCGCCGCCTCCGTCGGCCCACCGGCCCGCAGACCGTGCGACGTGACCCGCTCCGCGTCCGGCAACCCGGCCCGCCGCGCGAGCACCCGTACCCGCTCGTTAACCGCTCGCGGCGACATGCCGTCCCCGACCCGGCCGCCCCGGCTAACAGCCCGCAGCAGCGGCCCCTCGGTGACGCCGTGCTCCGCGAGGTGACCAATCCACGCCCGCACGACCCTCACCGGATCCGTCAACGAGTGCACCCCGTGCGGCACCCGCACCACCACACCCTCGCTGTCCCTATCAGTCTTCGACTCCCGGATCCGCACCCTCAGCCCGTCGTCGCAGACCTCGATGTCGTCGATGCGGAGGCCCGCGAGCTCGCTGCGTCTAGCCATCAGCGCGAACCCCAACACCAGCAGGGCACGGTCTCGACGGCCCGCCGTCGACTCCGCGTCGGTGGCGTCGACCATCGCCCTCAGTCGGTCGATGGTGATCGGCGGCGCCTGCCGTTTACCGATCCCGGCCGCAGCCCGCTGTCTCCGGTACGCGCGGAGCACCTGCAACGCCAGGTCGGTGCCCGGTCGGCCGGCCATACCTCGGAGCCGGTGGATCGTGCGCACGGTCGCGATGGCCTGCCCGATCGTGGCCGGGGCGAGGCCTCGCTCCACTAGGTGCGCTACGTAGTTCGCCATGGTCTCCCGGCTGGCCGGGAACGCCTGCACGTCGACGTCGGCGCACCAGGCGAGGAAAGCGCGCCACTGCCGCTCGTACGCGCGCTGCGTGTTGGGTGGCACGGATTGCTGGATGAGCTCCCGCGCCGCCGGCGATAGCTCGTCTCCGGTCGACGCGGGCGTGATCGCGGTGCCCGTTGACGCCGGTTTGATGGTCCCCATAACGGCAGATTATCGGCGGTTACACCAGTTTGGACTGGATCCTGACGACGGCGCCGTGCCGCATGCATCGAGCCGGCCAGTCGTCGATCCGATGCCAGTGCCCGGCGTGCAGGACGGCGTCGGCGTAGGTCACCTCGGGGGCGGCGTCACCGTTTCTCTGTAGGAGGCCGGTAGGGAGGATGCGCTGATCCCGGCCGTCGGGGTCGGCGAGGACAAGCGACCAGCCGATCAGGCTGGTGCCCTCGGCGATGAGTCGCGCTGTCCAGGTGTCGAGGTCGGGATGGGGTTGGCCGGGGTCGGGTGCGGCCCTAGTGGAGAGGGCACCTCGGCAGGTGCCGCACCGAGGCTGGGGCGGGTTGCCGGATGAGAGGCGGGTTTCGCCTGGCGTGCGGGTGTCGTTGCATGTCCAACACCATCGGTCGGTGTGCGTGTACGCTGACCAAGCCGTTTCCGACGCACGTCGTCAAAGATCAGGGGCCCCAGCTCTCCCCCGTTGGCTGGGGCCCCTTCGTCATCGACGACCGTTGATGCGCCGCCGCCCGCGCGGCAGGTACGCTCTGTACCCGTAGCCGCTGGCATAGGGGCCGGGCAGCTCTGCCCCGGAAGGATCCCCGGACGTGAGCGGCATCACCCTCCAGGCTCTCCTTGATGAGCTGGCCCGCGAGGACGGCGACCTCGCCGCATTCCTGCAAGACCCCGACGCCTCTACCAGCGAAGCGCTCGACGCGCTGACCGCGCTCGAAACCGAAGCGCTCGACGCGTTTGACGACCTCTACACCAAAACGGACAAGGCCGACGACGATATCGCCGCCCTCGAAGCGCTCACCAGCGTCGTAGAGGCCATCCGTAGCGAGAAAGGCCGCCGCGAGCAGATCGCAACCGAGCAGCAGGCACACATCGACGAGCTCGCATCCCGGCTGCGCCCTAAAGACTCAACCCCCCAAAGCGACGAGGACGCCGGCGACGAACCCGAGAAGGGTGAGGACGGCGACCAGGGCGACACCGACCAGGACACCGCCGCGCAGGCGGACAACCCCCAGGACGGCGCCGACGGAAACGGTGAACCGGCCGGTGAGGTAGCCGTCCCGGACACGCCCGCTGAGCTCGTCGAGGGTGAGGTAGTACTCGCCGCCGGTGAGACCGTAGCGCCTGGCCCGGCCAAGCCCGGCCGCGCGTCGCTGCGCGCCACCCGTCGCGTCGACCTGTCCGCTATCGCCCGCCGGGTGTCTCGCCCCGAACCCCCCGCCGAAGACGCCGGACCTCTGGGGCAGGTACTGGTAGCGGCCGCCGACGTGCCCGGCATCGCGACCGGCGCTCCGTTCCGGTCCTGGCACGACGTCGCGGAGGCGACGATCCGGCGTTTCGCCGCGATGCCTCGTGGGGACCGGCCTGGCGCCCCGAGCAAACGGATGACGTACGGGCTCGCGCAGATCGTCAAACCGGACACCGGGCTCAACCTGCAACGGTATAACTCCGAGCAGGAGCTGATCGACCACGCCGCGGACGAGGCCCGCCTGACCGGCGGTTCGCTGGTAGCGGCCGGCGGCTGGTGTGGACCGGCCGAACGGTGGACCGACCTGTGTCCCGAGCTCGACTCGATGGACGGCCTGTTCGATCTGCCCGAGGTCACGGTCACCAGGGGTGTTGTGCAGTACCTACAGTCCCCGGACTACTGCGCCATGTGGGACATGGTGACCGACGGCTTTTTCGGGCCTATGACGTCAGAGCAGGTCGACGCCGGCGAAGAGAAGCCGTGTGTAGAGATCCCGTGTCCTGACGAGTGGCTGGAGTGCAGTCAGGAGGCATACGGGCTGTGCATCACAGCCGGCATCCTGACGAACAAGTCGTACCCGGAGTGGGTGTCGCGTTTTCTGCGGTTCGCGCTCAGGGCACACGCTCGCAGAATGAGCGCGGTCAAGCTCAAGGCCGTGTATGACGGCTCCGACGATCTCGGTATGCCAGAACTGGGAGCCGGTGCTACCGCCTCGGTGCTCAACGCCATCGAGCTTGAGGTGGAGTGGGTCAGGTACCGCAACCGGCTCGCGCGTAACGCGAGTCTGGAGATGGTCGCGCCGTACTGGATTCGTCCGGCGATCCGCGCGGACCTCGCTAACCGTGAGGGTCTCGACGTTTTCGCCGTGACGGATCAGCAGATCACGGCGTGGTTCTCCCGCCGCGGGGTGCGGGTGCAGTGGGTGTACGACTGGCAGCCTCTCGCCGGCTGTGACCAGCCGTCCCCGGACGGGCTGCCCGGACCGGCGACCCCGATCACCGCGTACCCCGAGCGAGTCGAGTTCTTGCTCTACCCGGCCGGTACGTGGGTCGCGGCTGCGCAGGACATCATCACCATCGACACCCTCTACGACTCGACGCTTATGCGACGCAACCGCTACACAGCGCTATTCACAGAGGAGGCGCTGTGCGTTGTCCAGCGCTGCACGGGTTCGTACCGTTTCTCGGTGCCGGTGTGCCCGAACGGCGCGATCGGTCAGCGTGTCGAGGTGCCTTGCGCTACCGGCACGTCCCCCTCTGAGTCCTAGTCCCCTGTGCCCGGCCCCCGGTTTGCGGTCCCCCCTACGGCGGCCGGGCACAGGTCCACCGCCCCTAGGAAGCCTTGGAGGGAGGTGGGGGACATGTACTGCCCGAGCGTGCTGGTAGACCCGCCGACGATCACCCCATACCGGTACGGGCTGTTCAGCGTGGCATCGATTCCGCCCGAGCCGATCGACCCGCAGTGGCAGTGCGGCGGGTACGAGTACGTGACGCACGCGTGCTCGGAGGCATCAACGTGGGACCCGGACTGCGAGTCCCCGGCCGAGAAGCCCGTGCAGGGCGCGTTGAGCGTGGTGCATGCCGACCCGTTCGTGGTTCTCGCCGGCCCGCAATGCGACCTGATCTCGTCTAGCCTCGCGGAAATCGAGCAGTCGGCGCGTGAGGCCCTGCGGCTAGGTGAGCAACGCGCCGTCGAAGAACGCCTGTGGCAGCGGCTCTCCCAGTGCTGCGACGCCGACGGGTACGACGAGTCCCCGGCAGAGTGCTGCGACGACGGGCAGCCGTGTTGTCGTGTGCTCAACACGGTCGAGGGACCCGAGGGCGCCCTGTCGGTCACCGCCGGGCTAGCGGCGTTGGAGGAGTACGCGGCTAACCACTACGGCGGTGTCCCGGTGATCCATTCCCCTAGGGGCATGGCCGCGTTCACCGCGGCCGCCGGGCTGATCCACCGCGGCAACGGGGTGATTGAGACGACGGTCGGGTCCCGGTGGGCCATGTACGGCGCCAGCCTCAACACGGGGCCGTGTGGCCAGGCGGCGCCGCCTGGGACGGCGTGGATGTATGCCACCGGCGCTGTCACGATCCGCCGCGGCGACGTGTTCGTGACTCCGCCTCGGGCCCGGGACGGGTTTGACCACAGGCACAACAGGGCGACGGTGCTCGCCGAACGGCTCTACGCCGTGTCCTATGAGTGCGTGTGCGCGGCCGTGCTGGTGACTGCGAGCTGCCTATGCTGACGCCGGACCCGCCCCGCACGGTGCTCGTGGAGACGACGTGGCGCACTAGGCAGGATGTTGTGCGGCGTCTGCTAGGAGCGGCGCGGCGGTTAGGGATGGATCCCCGGGTGGTGCGGTGGGCTGGCCGCGGGTATGTCGTGCCGGGCCAGGTCGCTGTCGAGGTCGGCACCACCGACCCCGACCCCGGTCCTGGCCCGGTTCCGGCGCCGGCTCCCGCCGACCCCGAACCCGAGCCGGAGCGGCCGGTATCGAAAAGGCAGCGCGTCGAGAACGCGCTCCGAGCCGACCCCACTCTCCTCAAACTCACCATCCGGGAGATCGCTCGCAGGCTCGACGCCGACGCGTCTACCGTCTCCCGCGTCCGAAAACACCTCCTCGACCAGCAGGAGGTGAGCTGACGTGCCGGACAACCGCATCCCGTCCGAGCCGCTCCCGTGCCCCTCGTGCGGCACCGAACCCTCCTCCCCGGGCCCAGGCCCAGGCGCCGGGGATGTGTGCTGCTCGCCCGCTGTCGCCACCGTCTCGCTGTGCCGCACCGACGACTGCTCCCCCGTCACCCTTGTCCTCACCACAAGCTGTGGTTCCTGCGGCGACCCCGACCCCGATCCGCAGGTCACCGGGTGGATCGACGCGGCCGGCACGTTCACGCCCGGCCCGCCGCCCGACGGTCTCGGACCCTGCACAAGCTGCACCGACCAAGAATCCCCGCCTGAGCCGTGCACACCGACCCCTATGTGCCCCGGCATGGTCGGCCTAACCGGGCCGGAAACGTGGACTATCCCGGCAGGCACAGAGAGCGTGCACCTGTCCGTCGTATGCGGCCCGGTCACCGTCTACCCCTGCACCGGCGCGACCGACGGCGTGGTCATCAACGAATGCGGGACCTCGCTCTCGTGGACGGCTCCCGGCACCAACTGCGAGCCGGGCGTGCTCTGCACCGATTTCGCGGTCGAGGTACCGGACGGGGGCGCGGCGTACGTGACGTGGCTCGCAGCCGGATGCGGTGACCAGTCATGACGGACCCGTACCAGGAGCGGTACCTCGCTCACCAGGCCCGCAAGAAGCGCACGCTGATCGAGGTGATGCGGGCTAGACACAGCGACCGCATGTTCGCTGACCGGCCGGTCGAGCCGCAGACGCGGGCCGCGCTACTAGAGGTGGTGGACCTCGCCCCGTCATCCTGTGACAGGCGCGGCGTTTCCGTGCGTGTCGTCGACACCCGCGACGAGCTCGCGCTGCTCGGTGGGCTCCTAGTCGGCGGGGTCGGGTGGGTCCACCGCGCCCCGCTGGTGCTGCTGCTGTTCGGGAGCCCGCTGGCGTACAAGGCGGGCGACGAGATCGAGTACATGCCATACCTGGACTCGGGCGTGATCGTGCAGCAGCTCCTACTACGCGCTACCGATCTCGGGCTGGCAGCGGCTTACATCAACCCCAACATCCGCGCCCGTGACCGAGACCACTTCCGCGCCGTCTTCGGCGACGGCGTGTACACCGGCGCGGTCGCGGCTGGCTACTCGCACCCGGACTCCCCGGACCGGCTTAGGCACGAGCAACGCGAGGGGGTTGCTCGTGCCTAAGCCACGCATCTACGCCGTCGCCGGGTGGCGCTACGAGCCGGAGTGGCTAGTAGACGAGCTCCGCCGCAACCTCGCGTGGGTAGATGAGCTCGTCATCGTCGACGACCGGGCCCGCACCGACGAGCTGTGGGTGCACGAGGGTCAGTACCGGCTGATGCAGCGCAGCGCCCTAGAAGACGCTGGGATCCGGCCGTGGGACTGGGTGCTTGTCACATCTCCTGATGAGCGGTGGGAGGACAACGCTGCCCGCGTCATCCCCAGCCTGATCCGGCGGCGTCGCCGCGCCATCTACAGCTTCCCGTTGCGGGAGATGTGGACCGCCACCCACTACCGGGTCGACGGCATGTGGGGCAACAAGTGGCGGCCCCGCCTGTTCCCGTACCTGCCCGGCCAGGTCTTTACGCAGAAGGCGATCCAGACGGCGCCGACACCTGTCGGCGGCGGCTATACGCGGATCCGGCAGCCCAGAGTGACTCTGTACCACCTGGAGAACATCCAGGCCGCGTCCCGCGCGGAACGCGCCATCGTGTACGAGGCGCTGTCACCGGGTTCGGTGCGCCGCTGCCGCCGCTCCAGGTACTGGCGGCGCCACGACCCGACCGGCCGGTACATCCGCCGCTACGGGTTCGCCTACCTCGCTGATACCCGGGGGATGCTGCTCCAGCCGGTGCCTAAGCATCGTGCCTTCACCCCGGCCCCGACCCGCCCCTACATCTTCCGGGTCCCCGATCACCTGCTGGTCGCCGCGTGCGGCCGCACACGCGCGCAGCTCACGGACTGGCTGCAAACGACGCTCGGTCGACGACCGCGAAGCGAGGAGACGTAATGCCGATCGGAGGGAACTTCGTGTCCTGCTCCTGCTGCGGACAGGGCGAGGCCTGCGAGAGCAGGACGACTGCGCTCTCAACCGCCCCGCTGTGCCTGGGTGACGGTACACCGATCGCGGTCGTGGTAACCCGCG